AAATCTAATTTACCTAAGGTAACCAGATTTCAAATATTAACAATACTAGCAACAACTTGGGCATTTATATTTGCTCAAATGACAATGAACTTTTTAAATTATGGTATTACACTAACAACTAGTGTAATTGCTCACGTTTTGGTTATTGCTGGTATTATATTTACAAGAAGAAGTTTAAATATAGAATACAAGTTTAATGATTATCACAGCGTAGGTAGACAAAGAGCATATACTTGGGCAAGAGATAAACAAGGCAATCCTTATAAAGTACCGTTAGACCCTAACGATCCAGGAGGTGAACACGAATGAATATTAAAGAAATAAAAAACGAAATTAAATCACTTGAAAATACAAACAAATGGTTTAAGAAACAAATTGAACCAGAAGACTGTGGTTGGATGCACACAACTATTGATGGTAATAAACATAGAATACGAGTATTAAAAGATATACTAAAAACAGGTAAACAAAAACATTGGAGTAATTACTTATAATGGAAACATTTGATTTCGTAATTTTAGCATCAGTATTGACAACAATCATTTTTGCTTATTACATTTGGAACAATAGAAAATAATGGGTATAAAAGTAATTAAATATAAAAAAGAAGAATGGCAAAATGTGGCCGATTGTATTAGGAGTGACCAAGTACCAGCATTTGAAGTACAATTAATATTAGATACAAATCCAGAATTTGCAAAATGGTACAAGAAAAAATATTTAAAGAATGATACTCGTAGACCTTAATCAAGTTTTAATATCAAACCTTATGGCTCAGGTGAGAGGTAAGGGTGATGTAAAACCAAATAAAGAAATGATAAGGCATATGGTGTTAAACTCATTAAGAGGTTTTAATGTAAAGTTTAAAGAAGAATATGGTACAATGGTACTATGCTCAGACGCAGGCGATCCTTGGCGTAGAGATTTCTTTCCTCATTACAAATATAGTAGAAAACAGGCCAGATTAGATGGACCTTTTGATTGGGATAATATCTTTAATATCATAACAGAAATTAAACACGAGATTGCCAAAAGTTTTCCTTACATTGTGATGTATGTTGAGAACGCTGAAGCAGATGATATAATAGCTACACTTGTAAAATTAAGAGAAGAAGACAAGTATTTAATTGTGTCAGGTGATAAAGACTTTATACAATTACAACACTATGGTGATGTATACCAATGGTCACCATTTTTAAAGGCCTATATTGGTGAACAAGAAGACCCTATTAAATTTTTAAGAGAACAAATTATTAAAGGTGACAGATCAGATGGTGTACCAAATATATTAAGTGATGATGATGTGTTTGTAAAAGGTGAAAGACAAAAACCAATTACTAAACAAAAGTTGGAAGAGTGGTCAAATGTAGAAAACATACCATTAGGGTCAGAAACCAAAAAGAACTTTAATAGAAATAAGAAGTTAATTGATCTATCTCAAATACCACTAACGATAGAAAATAACATTATAAATACATTTAGAAGCTATAAAGTACCAAGCAGGTCGCTCCTGTTACCTTACTTTATAGAAAATAAATTGAAGTCAATGATTGAGAATATTAATGATTTCTGATAACATACGTATGGAGTAAATTATGGTTACACAAAACCCAAATCTAATTAGTAAAAAGGCTATGACGGCTATGGCTAGTACCGTTGGTACAGGCGAAGAAACCGTACACGAAATTTTTACTAAAATCAATAACGCAAAAGACAAGCCTAAAAAGATAGAAGTTTTAAAAAGGTATGATAAACCTTATATAAGACAAATATTAAAGGCTGCTTTTGACCCTAAAATTAAGTGGATCTTACCAGAAGGAACACCGCCTTATATAGCTAATGAGGCACCTATTGGTACTGAACATACTTTATTAAAGAACGAAACAAGAAGATTGTATTTGTTTATAGAGGGTGGCGACAATACAATTAGTAAAACAAGAAAAGAAACCTTGTTTATACAGATGTTAGAAGGCCTACATCAAAGTGAGGCCGAGGTACTAATAAATGTAAAAGACAAAAAACTAAACAAGGTCTATAAAGGTCTAACAGCTGAAATGGTAAGAGAAACCTTTGGTTGGAATGAGAACTTTATGCTAGAATCAAAGTAAATACCTCAAAAACTAGAGGGTAGGTTGTATTCTACCCTCTAAAAACCCTTATTTTCCAACGCTTTTTAACGCTTGACATTATCAGCATAATGTAGTATCCTAAATAATATAAGGAGATATATTATGAAAAAATACTTGATAACAATAGCGATAATACTTACAACATTGTGGTTTAGCTTAACCGCTCTAATGAACTCGGTGATGGCTAATGAATATAACAAGGCCGTTATAGGTCACGTTATACAATCAAAAGTCAATGGTACCAATGTTGATGTTTCCAAATTGATGGAACAGGAACTTGAAAAAGTTGCTCATCAATTTGCTTTAGAATCAATTACTATTATACAACAATACTTACCTACTATTTTAGATGGTGTATTGGCTGAAATGAGATTAAAAGCAGATAAAGAATACAAATGTGCTTTATTGAAAGGTAGTAAAATTGAAGACGATTGTAAAAATTAACGAAATACTTGATTTGATTTATACATTTATACCACAAGAAATTTTTATTATAATAATGGCAGGCATATTATATTTAATATACGATTTTTTAAAAAGTAAGGGAGAAAAATGGATAAGTCAAGGATCAAAACGAAATTGAAAAGGGAATTGTCCTCTCGTAAGAAGTATAAAACAACTTACAAGGACATAAAGTATTATTTTAATATGATTAATAGAGTTGTATTTAAAAATAAACTTTCACCTTTTAATGATGTAAAGATTAAAAAGATTTATAAAGATGAAAGTAAAAAGTTTTGTTATGGACAAGTTACAATTCATTATTGGAAAAGAAAAGGCACAGTACAATATCATTTAGAAATGTTGCCTGAATATCATAACAAAAAAGAATTTGTGGACACTTTGGGACACGAAATGGTACACCTATACCAAATGGCTAATGTAGGTGATACTGGTAACCACAATAAACTTTTTTACAGTTTTAGACCGAAGTTAAATGAAATTGGCCTTGATTTATAACTATGGAGAAAAGTGATGGCAAGAAAACAGGTAAAAGAACTAGACCCTTATTTAAAGGCTAGAATAGGTGAAGCTTACATACAAATTAGAGAGTTAGCTAAACCAAGTAATAAACCAGGTACACAAAAAGTTTATTATGAGGGTAATTGGATAAGAGATATCCACAATAACTATACAGATAAACAAGCACAAAAAATATTTGATAATGTTGCTCAATATAAAGACAGATTAGATTTTTTTCAAGTTAAATTAAATTACACTTACGAAGATAAAGACGAGAGTCCTATTCAAGCCTATGAGTACATAGCGAGGGTTAAGTGGTAAGAAAAAATAAAATATTAAGAACTATTTTCATATGTATGGTTGTTTTATTAACAACTTATATAACAGGAACTTTCTTTCCTAATCCTTATACAAAACACTTAATTAAAAAAGATATAGAAGCTTATTATACTAAGTGGGCAAATGATTTAGGTTTACAAGAACCTGCTTTTGATTATAACAATGATGTACAATTCGTACAGGCGGTTCGTAAATGTGTAGATTGGGTAAACTTTGAAACACCAAGAACTGAAAGAGTACCTACAGAAATGATTGTAGCACAAGCCGCTTTAGAATCAGGTTGGGGTACAAGTAGATTTGCTAATGAGGGTAATAATTTATTTGGTATTAGAACTTATGATAAAGATGTACCACATATGTTATTAGAAGGCCGTACAAAGTGGAAAGGTTGGGGTGTTAGAAAGTTTAATACTAAATGTCAAAGTGTACAATTTTTTGTAGAACTTTTAAACAATCACCCAGCATATGAAGAATTTAGAGAAGTTAGAACACGAATGTTAGTATTAGGTCAACAATTAGACGCCAAAGTTTTGATTAAAACATTAAAGGCATATTCAACCACAAAAGATTATGCTGAACGAGTCAATTGGATTGTAGATACAATTAGAGAACAAGAAGAAAAGGTTGCTGAAGTACAAATAGAAATAAAACCAGATTCAAAAACAAACACAGTTGTTCCAAAAGAGAAACCTAAACAACTATAGACATAAATATTATCACTATGTTTTTAACTATCCTTACTTTTTTATCAGCCCTTAGTATATCAATTATAGCAGCTGGTTATTCTATTATAGGTCTAGCAACATTATTTGCTGGAGCTGCTGTACCTATTATTGCTATGGGATCTGCTTTAGAAATAGGAAAACTTGTAGCAGCCAGTTGGTTATATCAAAATTGGCGAAGTGATGTACCAAAACTTTTAAAGGCATACTTATTTGCTGCTATTATTGTTTTAATTTTTATAACATCAATGGGTATTTTTGGTTTCTTATCAAAGGCACACCTTGACCAAGTACAACCAACAAGTGGTAATACTATTAAAATTAAAACAATAGATAATCAAATTACTAGACAACAAAACATTATTGATAGGTCAGAAAAAACTTTAGTACAATTAGATAAGTCTATTGAAGTTTTTTTAAATAATGACTTTGCTACTAGAGGTTTAAAAGAACGTAAGAAACAAGAAGAAGAACGAAACGAATTAAATACAGCAATTAAAAATGCTAGTGATGAGATTGCTAAACTATCCACAGAAAAGGCCAATCTACAATTAGCACAAGATAAGATAGAGGCCGAAGTAGGACCTATTAAATATGTTGCTGAACTGATATATGGTAATGACGCTCAAAGTCATTTTGACGAGGCAGTTAGAATTGTTATACTAATTCTTATCTTTGTATTTGACCCTTTAGCGGTATTACTTCTAATAGCGGCCAATATATCTTTAAGACAATGGCGTATGAAGAAGTTATTAGTTAAAGAAAACCATAATGAAGATTTAAGAAAAAAGATAGAACAATTAGAGAAAAGAAACAAGAAATTAAAAGGTTTTAAAGACATTACCAAGGGTTTAGGTGACAATCCAGACGAAATAAAGGTCAAATTGAACGAAATAATGAGTATAAATGACAGGCAAGATAGAAACATCTAGGCTTGACAATAACTTAAATTTATGATATATTAATACAATGGAGGTTATATATGATGACAAGTGAAGATATGAAAAGACTACATTTACCCAAACTTACAACAGATCAGATACGGAGAGTAAGTAACGCTGAAAATGCTTGTAGAGATTCACAGACAGATTGGGGTAAAAATTACTGGTTTGAAGTATTACGTAAATTATGTGATAAGTATAATTGTATGGATTACTTTAGAAAGGTAACACACTAATGAATATATTTTACTTAGATAAAGACCCTATTAAAGCTGCTCAAATGA